TTTTGGTAAACTAGGTAAAGGTGACCCTAGTGACTGGTTGTATACTTATAAAGGTATTTCTACACCTATAAAAGAATTAAATCCTGTTGGTGTCGGTGTTGTAAGTGCCGCACCAAGTATTGATGGCATAGTTCGTGAAGCACCATTAATGGTAATTGCAAATAGTCATATCTATCCTTCTCTCGCACTAGAAACTTTACGTGTTTGGAATCGTCAACCTAATTATGCGATGAAAGTAAAAGAAGCAGGTGTTGAATGGGTAAGAATGGGTAAATTAGATAAAATGTCTACCACACCTAACTCTAACATACAAATTGCATATTGGAATAAGTTTAAACGTATCTCTTTTGGTGAACCAATGCCAGATGGACAAATGTATATCATTGGTTTATCTGCTGGTGGATTAGTAAATCCAGTGCCAACACCAATGGGTGCGATGTACCCACATGATGTTCAAGCAAACTTAATTCAAACTGTTGTAAGTGGTGTACAAGTACAAAGACATTTCTTTCTTGAACAATTAGAGATACTTGTTTTAACAATGAGTATGTTATTAATACTACTTATGGTATATAGATTGCCTACGTATCTAAGTGGCATATTATCTCTTGCTATGATTGGTAGTATAGTCGCAACAGGACTATATTATTGGTTTACTGCTTTATTGCTTATCGATGTAATTTATACGTCACTGGCATCGCTTCTGGTGTTCGGACATGCATCATTTAACAAGTACTACGTGACATACAAACTAAAAGAAATGATAAAAGGCCAGTTCAAAACGTATCTATCACCAGACATGGTAGATAAACTTGCAGAAGACCCAAGTCTACTAAAACTTGGTGGTGAGAGAAAGAACATGACATTCTTTTTTATGGACATAGTTGGGTTTACACCAATATCAGAACATTACAAAAATAATGATGACCCTGAAGGTCTAGTGGAATTAGTTAATAACTTTTTAGATAGAACGTCTAATATTATACTAAGTAATGGAGGCACAATTGATAAATACATGGGTGATTGTATAATGGCATTTTGGAATGCACCATTAGACAATACGTATCATGCAGAAATGGCATGTATTTCTGCAGTAGAAATAGAACAAGAACTAGAGATAATACAAGATGAATTTAAAAGAAAAAATCTTCCTAGCATCAATGTCGGCATTGGTATTAATACTGGTGACTGCATCGTTGGGAACATGGGTTCTGTTTCCCGATTTGATTATTCCGTCATCGGAGACTCTGTTAATCTCGCCGCTCGTTTGGAAGCATTAGCGGCCAGAGGCAAATATAAAAACAACAGAATACTTATCAGTCAAGATACTGTAAACTCTATTCGTCAATATGGATATAGTCGTAAAGACTTTTTATTTAAAAAGTTAGATGTAATTAAAGTAAAAGGTAAAGAAGAAAAAATAGAAATATATTCACCATGAAAAAAGTAGAGAGGTCTTTTTCAAATTCAGTTCGTATGCCATATCAAGATGCAATTGCATTTGCGACTAGACTATACGATTTTCATATTGAACAATCTATGAAAGATTTAAAAAACAAAAACTTTCATGAAAAGCAGGCACAAAGAATGCGAAATTGGATAACTGATATGAAAGAGTTTATCGTTTCGAATGAGTCTTGTCGTGAACGTGAAGCATAATTAGGGCATAGTGAATAACTTTTAATAAGTCTTGTCTATTGTACCCATTCTTGTTTCCATATCGTTGTGCATATTTCATAATATTACCGATACAAAAACCTTCACCATGACCACCATCAATGATAAACTCAGTTGCTTGAAACTTGTTTTTAGAATAATGTTGCTCGTAAGTCGAGTTAACATATTTTAATAATTCAAGAATATTATCATTCTCATTATATTTGTAATCTATTTTTTTCTTCATCATTAGTATATAGTTGCGGGTGTCATATCTACACAAATCTCTTGACCAACTTCTGTCTTACCACATAAGATAGTTCCGTTAAGTTTTTTCTGACAGATAGGATTACCCTTGTTATTAAAAAAGCATATGTTAGTGTTCTCTTTCATTCCCCATGATTTACTAGTCAAAGGTAATGACGAGCAACTAATTATAAATGCAAGTGTTGTTACAATAATTGTATATTTCATTTTTTTTCCTATATTATACATTAATCATCATTACTTGTCAAGTCTTCAATTACATCATGTAAATAATTTAAATCGTCAAACTTAACTGCCATTGTAAATCTATCACACGAAGTATATGCAGAATGCCAACAATGATTGTCTGGGTCATTCTTTTCACCAAAATAGAACCAACGACATTGCCAACCTTTCTTGTCTGGTATAGTAACTATTTCATTTGTTTTATTGTCTAAGTAATTAAAATACCCATTACCATCAAGACTATACGTAAATAACATTTGATAGGCAGATGCATTCCAGTTTGTGTGCCAACCTATGAATCCACCTGGTGGATAGTAATTTAATAAAGCATTATGTTTTGCACCAATTTCTGGTGGAAATTCGTATTTGTAATATTCAAAAAACAATTTCCATTTATTTGGATTTTTTTCAAATGCATTACTTATAGAACTATTATAATAAGCATCAGGAAACCCAGCATGTTCTCTTGACATAACATCATTTAAGTATTCTCTAGAGCAATAGTATTCGCCATTATCTAAATCACCACTAATTGTCGCATAGTCCATATTGTCATAATCTAAAGAATAAAATTCATCTATTAAATTATTTAACTTGTTGTTATAATAAGAATTATTAACTACTACTTCTGCCATACCAATTTATTAAATCATCACCAGTTCTTTCTATACCAAATCTACAAACTTCTTTATTGTTTCTTGTTCTGATAATAAGACCACTATTATATGTTGTGTCTGTAACAGGTCCATTTTTTATTAGTTCTTCTTTAGTTTCTACAGTATCGTAGTACATTGATGTTAGTGAGTGACAATGTATTTGGTTAATTTGTTTTGCCCACTTTTCTGCTTCAATTAATATTTTTTGTCGTTCTACTGCTTCGCTATACTCAGTCATTTATGCACCATACATTTCTATATTTGTAATTAAGTCCATAAAAACTTGTACTCTGTCTTTGTCTTCCCAGTTTCTGTTTTGTTCAAGTGCGACTTCAAACTGCTCTAAGTATAATTTATTCTCTATATCTTTCCACATTCTTTTAGCAACATCATCTGGTTCTAACATTGGGTAATCTTTGTGTTTTGTTGGGTCAAAGTTACCATGTATGTCTCTGTTTGTCAATCCTGTTTTAGTTAGACCAAGACTATAGTTTGTCCAGTATACATCTTTTCCATTTCTGTTTCTTAATTTCCACATAAATGCTTCTAATAATAATTTTGCTTTATTTTCGTTATACTGCATATATGGTTGTTTTAATAAATGGTCATAAAAATTATCAATATTGTCTGCTAAATATTTGTAACCAAGAATTGAACCAGTTGTAATCATAATACCTTTTTCAAATCTATCTACAAACCAAGTAGCAATCTGATTTTGATTGCCATCTCCCCAAACATTATTGAATAATATATCTGGTTTATATTCTTTTATAAAACCAAGAATGTCTGAAAGATTTTGTACAATGTCATGACCAGTTGCACGGGAAATGCCTTGCACTTCGTAATCACTAGGACAATTTTCTAGTATTGCTTTACCAATACCAGAAGTATGTCCAGTAATTAATACTTTTGTCATACTCTTTCTATTACCGATGTTGCTTCTTCATATGCTTTTTTAACATCTGCATGAGTATCAACAACTAAAACAACTTGTGGTTTCTTAAGTATAATTTCTTCTGGTGATTCTACAGAAGTTACACAAACTCCTTTTGCAAAACCAAAACCTTCTTGAGATTGTATAACCATTCTAGGGTTTTTTAATCTGATTACATCTGCACCTTCTTCAATTGCACCTATATATTCTCCATAAGTAGTCACAACAGTTTTTATATCTGCCATATTTTCTCCTATAATTTTACTGCTAACACAACTAATATTGCTAACTGTATTAATATAACTATCAACAATTCAATACCCAAGATAGTATGATACCATATCCATCTAGTTTTATATGCATTGTCAACACTTAATTCTCCTGGGTCTGGTTCACCAGATATACCTTTGTCTGGTGCACCCCATAATGTGTCTTTTACTTTATTTACTATTCCCATTTAAAATCTTTAAATTTTTCTGAACTTACTCTTTCGCCTGATGTTGACTTATCAAATACAGGTGTATCATCATCATTTGTCACAACATTTTGATTATCATCATCTGATAATCGCATTTTACTTCTGTCAATTTTTAGTGTGAATCTATTGTATTTAGTTGGGTCGTTATACCTGTTTTTTAGTTGCTTGACAAGTATCTTACCCATTGTATTTAATTCTTCATTTGATATTAATGCAAACATTAAGTCAGCAGTTGCTGGCAAACCAAATGACTCAGAAGTATCTTCTAACCCAGGGTCGTCACTAGTAAACCCGCTTCTATTTGTTTGTGTTGCACTCATAATCGGGACATTGAATTCTACTGCAAGACCTCGCATTTCTTCTGCAATACTCTTGATATAAGAATAAGAGTTGATACTACCACCAATCATTTTCATTCTACTTGATGCACAAATGTTTAGATAGTCAACAAAGATTATTTCTGGTATAAAGTTTTTCTTAAGTTTTAATTCATTAAGTAATGCACGAAAGTGTGAAGTGTTTGCTTGACCAGTTGGATATTCTTTGATAATTAATTTACCATCTGTCTTTGCAGTTATCTGAGATACTTTATCTTTAAACATATCTTTAGATAGATTCTCAATCTGGTCGATTGGTATATTTAATAAGTTAGCATCGATTCTTTCTGCAATTTTTTCTTCTGCCATTTCCATAGTAATATATAAGACGTTTCTACCTTGTGATAATATATTAGATGCTAAGTGACACATGAATAAAGATTTACCAACACCAGTGCCTGCAAGAGCAATGTTTAAAGTTTTGTTTGGTAAACCACCTTTAGTTATTTTATTAAAGTTATCTAAGTCAAAAGGAATACGTTCTTCTTGTTCATGATAATAATCATAACGTTCATCTACTTGTTCAAGATAATCGTGACCAATATTAGTATCAAAAGAAACACCAAGTGCTTTCGATAGAACATCGGGTATTGCATTCTTTTGAAGTGTTGCATGTTTACCATCGATGATAGATATAGATTCCATAACTGCATTATATACAGAACGGTCTTGACACCACTTTTCAGTTCTTTCAACTAACCAGTCTAGATTCTCAGATTCAGCAGTAAAAATATTAGGCAACATTTCAATTGCTTGTCGATAGTTTTCTTCACTTAATCTGTTGCCTTCATCGACTTCAATTTTAAATGATTCAAGAGTTGGTATCTTATTATACTTAGATACAAACTTTGCGACTTCTTTAAATAAGTCTTTGTAAACACCTTCGAAATAATCAGGTGCTAGAAATGGTAATACTCTACGTGTGTATTCTTCATTAGTAAGAAGATTTCTAAGTATCGTCTGTTCTAGATTTATATTCATTTTCTGCCCATTCTAAATTTTCTTTTGTTGCAAGAACTTCTTCATTCTCTTTGTCCCATGCCATCATTGACCCATCGGCAATAGATGCCTCTATAATATTACTTAGTATTCTCCCACAGTACTCTTGGAATTCAAAGTTGCCTTCTATTTCTAACTCAGGGTCAGGACTGCTAACTATATTATAGTTAAAAGTAAGTGCATCTTGTTTACCATCGAATGCAACATTACCATAACGTATAACAGTTTCGGGAAACTCTTCTAGCAGTCTTACGTCCCAACCCTTTTCATCTAACGAACTTGGAATAATTTCATAGTGAATACCTTCACTAAGTTTATCTACGATATCATTCACTAACGATTTCTTCCATATCTACTTTTGAAGTCAAACCAATAGAATATTGATTCTTAACAAAATCTTTAAAGTCTGTATCTGCAAAGATAGGATTCCAGAACTCGCCTGTCAAAGTATCTTTTTCTCTTAGTTTACTGCCAATCATTTCACCAGATTCTTTATTGACTACTTGGTACCAACCATTACTAGGTTTGACTACATAACCACCAGCAAGTGCAACATCGAGTAGACCACTAAACTCTTCTATGCCACCTTCCCATGATACTGAAATAGGAATCTTAGACTTTTCTTTAACATATCTACTTTTTTCAATGTTGATAACAAATTCATAACCAGTAACTTCTGTGCCAGTTTTTTGTTGTCTTCTACCTATAATCCAGATGTTGTCTGCAGAATAATAGATACCAGTACCACCACCAACAACGTCTTTAGGGAACAGACCAATTTCTTTATAAGTATGATTTACTGCAAGAAGCGGTATGTTTTTCATTTTTAAATAAGGTGTTGTCATTCTAAATAAACCTTTCAATGATTTTGCACGAGACATATCTGCGACTGACTTTTCATTGAACGTGTCTTCAAGTTCTTTTTTACTTGCAAGGTTACCAATAGAATCAATCACAACGATTACATCATCGTCTCTATCTAATTCTTCTAGTTGTCTAATCAAGTCAAACTTTAATTCTTCTACGTTAGTAATAGGTGTATGTAAAACTCTCTTTGTGTCAATATCAAATTGTTC